ATTGTGAGGTCATCCGAATAGTTCGGCAAAAACGTCCATTGTATTGCGTTGCTGTCCGGGGCTTCCAATCCGCCGTGTGTTTTGTCGCCAATGAATAACGAACGAATAGGAATAGGATAATACGTTGTCAGGGTCTTTTCGTCTTGAATAGCTTCAATACTTCCGTTTTCGTCAAACAGATAAACGCCCAAATTGTCCGCCCAACTTTCGCATTGCAATTCTTTCATTGCCTTAATTACTGATTGGGGGATTTTACGCATTACGCCCGTGAACGGGTTCGGTTCACGCCCTATAATTTCCTCAACGCCTCCCAATGTTTCGTTACCGCCGCCAAAGGTTCGGGGGGCTCCGGCTTCGTTGGTCGGGGCTTGGATATACGGGGAAACAACAATTTTTGTGCTATCAGCCGCCGACAATAACGGCGTCCATGATGCAAGCAAAGTAATTGCCTTTTCCGTGGTAAAACTGTTTTTGCTTCCATCGTCTTTGGTTAGACGTTGAAACGCTACCTTTTGGATTTGCCCGAAACTTTCGGCGCATTTTACGGCGGGAATATCGGGCAATGAAGCCGCCGCCGGACACTTACAAGTAATCATACTCTTTAAATTTTAACGTTAAAAATTACATTTGTTACCTCGTTGGGCTGTCCCTTTGCCCTCTGTATTACTTCTACGTTGCAAAGTTATAAACTTTTTCCGTTATAAACTTGCATATCTCAATTAAATTGTTAGTTACGACGTTTAACGCCCCGGTTTGCGTGTGCGTATGGTTGTATATTACCGTCGGCAATCTCTTTTTCGTAAATCCCGGTTAATCCGTCCTCCGGGTCGTCGTGCGTGTTCGCATCGAAATTGCGCAAAAAGGTTGTAACATGGTCGTAAATCGCTTTGTACCGGGTTTCCCAACCGAACGGCATAATAATACTTTGATTTACCATTGCGGACGCCGTAATTATCCGGCTTTCCTTATTGCCGCCTTGATAAAACGGGTCTGTCATTGCCCGCATTTTCTTTTTAATAACCTTTTCGTAACCCGCACCGCCGTTGTTACTCTCAACCCATACTTTTTGCGTGCCGTTCCTGTTAATCATTGCCGGAACGGTTACGGTTGTAACGTCCGTATTTTCGTCCGTCATTTCCATATCCGTAATTAAAGCAAATAACAACGGTTCCATACGCTTTGTTTTCTCGTTGAAAATCATGTTGTCCGATTTATAAACGTCATACGTGGCGGCAAACAAAAGGTCGTCCCCCTCATCGGCAACATCTATGTATGCGCCGGAACGTATGTACGTGCCGTAATCGGATTTTTCAACCCATGTTTTGAACGGTTGATATAATCGACCCTCGGCGGAACCGGGGTTGCCTTGATACAGGCATTGAAATTGCACCGGGTCTAATGCCTTTTGCGCCTCCAACTTTTGCTTACTGTGTCGGCTTTCCCATAATGCCGCCCCCGGTTCCCGTGGGTCTATCTCGGTCGGTTCCCCGGTTTTCAATCCCTCAAAATTTATGCGCACCCACGCCCCCGGCGTTACGTTCTCTAAATCCGCCCAACACTTAACATCAATAATCGTTTCGCCGCTCTTTTCAATGCGCCCTATCAAATCGTCGTCGTGCCAACGGGTAAATACAATCAATTCTTGACTATCGTTGTGTAAACGGGTGCGCACAACGGTCGTGTACCATTTCCACGCCGCCGCCCGTACTATCGGGCTGTTACCCTCGGCGTAATCCTTATAAACATCGTCCAATATCGACACGTCCACGGTTTTAGAGGTCAAAGAACCACCACGACCCACAACACGCAACGACCCCTTATGCCCTACCATTTCGATAACATCACTATTGCGTAAATACGTGTTTGCCATCGTTACGACGTTGGAACCGTTTAGATACGTGCCGGGGAACAATTCACGATACCGGGGCGTGTCAATGATACGTTGAACGTCCCGGTTGAAATCCCGTGCAATTGTGGCGGCGTATGAACCTATTACAATTTTCAAATCCGGGTTCAATCCCTCCATGAATGCGGGTAACTTTCGGCTCGACCCCTCCGATTTACCATGTTGCGGCGGTTGCTGTACAATCATCTTTCGTATTTTGCCGTGCGCAAACATATCCAAAAGCGTATAATAAACCACGTGGAAAGGCTCTAATACTAAATCCGGTTGCATATACCGGGCAAAGTTGATAAGGCGTTTACGGGCGGCGGCTTTAACAAGCAAATCCGGTTGTTGCCGGATTGCGTCGTACATCTGCAATAATTGTTCGTTGTTCATTGCTTTGCTCCTTTCTCCCATTTAGAACACGCCCGGCGACCTCGGACAATGTAATATTGATAATGCGGGCAACGTAAACAAATCGGGTTCCCGTTTAAATCCCGGTGTCTATGGTCGTCCGTTATCCATTCGGAAAAACGGCACGTATCGCAAATCTCGGTTTGCCATTCCGGTTGCTTGGTTCCCGGACGGGGTGCGGTTATTCTCTTTGCCATTATTGCGCCCCTCCTTTCTCCAACAATGCCTTTTGATATTCGGCGGACTGCAATTTATCAGCCAAAGCAAACAACATATCGTCCGGGATTGCCTTAACATCGTACTTTGGTTTATCGTCGTCGGTCGTGGCGTTATATCCGGGTATCTCAATTTTAACGGGTGCATCAAACCCTAACATCTTTGCCCTGCGTTGCTGAATGTTCAAAAGCAAATCCAAAAACCGGGGGTTCCCGGCGGACGTTTCGGTTGCGGTTTCATTGTACCCGTAATATTCCGGGTCGCCGTCCTCGGCATCGGTTTTGATTGGTCGCCCTTTGTTGGTTTTCTCTTTGGTGCGCATCTTTCCGGTTTTCGACGCATCCCACGCCTCCCATGCTTGTTGCTCCATCTTATCCAATTTGCGCAATTCTTGTGTAACGTATTCGTCGATATTATCCAACCGTTCCCGTTTCCACTCAATAAGGCATTGTTGCAAATCGTAATAAACCATTTGAAAGGTTATTGTATAACCCATTCCACGCGCGGACAAATCCCGGTTCAATGCGTCCGCAATTTCCCGGTACGAATACCCACGCAAAAACAAATCGGAACAAAACCGAATGTCGTAAATTCGTTGTTCCTCGGAACGTTTATTATAGCCTAATGGCTTCTTTCTCTTTTTCATAGTCAAACCTCCTTTGCTGTCAAATCGTACTCCCATACATAGCCGCCCGCCGTTTTATATACTCCTTTACAACATCGGGTAATCGTTATATTTTTTATTCCCGTTTTTCTTTCCGCTTCCCTTATGGATTTATACCGGGCAATTTCGTTTCCGGCTTTTGAACGTTGTATTACAGCTTTAGCAATTTTATTATGTTTGCCGTTATATGTATTATTATAC